GTTTATTTATAAAACTGCCTATTTACAAATATAGCAGTTTTTACTATATTATATGTTAAGAAAATTATCTTATCTGGATTTTTAGAGGTAATAATGTTTAAAAAATTTCAGGAATATACGATCAAATTCTTTTATGGTGAAACTTCTTCGGATAGTTTTACTTTTTTCGAAGTCATTTATATGATTTTGATGCTTGCTGAGCTTGCATCTCCTTTTATTTGGATATATGCTATTTTTAAAATAGGATTTAATCCAGTTACTATTTCTTGGGGTGTTTCTACATTGACCTATTGGTTAACTTTTGGTTTGGGATATTATCTTGCAAGATCTAAACCAAGTATTAACTGGCTTAGGTATGATAAACTTAGCATCGAAGATAAACGATTTATACTTAAACTGTCAATAATTTTGTTCTTACACTTATTCTCGTGTGGTATCATGGTTGTAGCATTGCCGTTTATTATAATTATTGCTATTTTTAATGCAATCATTAACAGTATTACAAAACAAGTTTTTCCAGATCCAGTAAAGAAAAAAACTAGTAATGAACTTTCAAATGAATATGATTCATTAATCAAGGATTAATTATGGTTGACAATAATAGTTGCTTAAAATACAAATATCTTACATTTAAGGTTACTGCAGAACGTAATCCGTCTGATGCAATGTATAATTGGACATATACGGTAACTGGTATTGATGCATTTGAAGGAACCAACATTCTTGGTTACTATGATGAAAAGAAGACCGCTCCTGTTGTTCTTATGAGCAACAAGAATATCTATGAATATGACTGGACTACAATTCCATCTCGTATTCGTTCTGGTGTTTTTAAAGGCTATATGGATATGTTTAAAGATGATAAACATATCATTATTGTTAGCGATGCTGTTTTATTACAAGCTGGTGATAATAGTCCGCTTTGCACTGTAGAAACTGCTGGTTTTAAACTTTCTCATGCATTTGAAGGTTATACACTTCAATATATTAATCCTTCTGTATATGAAACTGTATCATCTGAAAATTTGATTCATAATCCAAATACTGAAGATGAAAAAAGAAAGAAACGTGAAGAAAAACGCGATGCTGAATGGAGAAAGCGTTATGGCAGTATTCCAGAAGAACAGCGTCCTAAGATTGCATTTCCAGAAGAAATTAAAAATATTGATTTAAAAAATGAAGAACCATTCTGGACAGAGACTAAAATTGCAGCATTAGCAATGCTTTTGGTTTTTGTAGGTGTTATTACTTGTGCGGTTATTGGTTCTAATATGGTAAATCGTTTTCAATCATGGTTAGATTCACGTTCCAAAGAAGCACTTGCAGCAAGTGTAACAAAAACTGTATCTAAAAATCCGTATTCTAGAGCACAAGCATTGGCGGTTGCTATTGATAGTATGTCAGTATTTGAAGACGGAACAAAAGATTCAATCGATGTAAAAGCTTTGGCTGATTCTATTTATGCTGCAGACCTAGAACATAGAGCTGATTCCATTGCACGAGCTACAATTAAGCGTGATAGTCTTATTTCAGAATTACCAAAAGAAAAGAAAGTTCAAATTGAACTTGTTGCAGTTATTGAAGATGGTGTTACTACAAGAAAAGTTCAAACCGCTGCTGTATTAGATACAATTAGGGAAAATGATGTAAAACATTTGACTAAAGCTATTACTATGATGGCTACTAATATGGCTAAAGATAGACAAACGGAAATTGATACTTCTAAATCATATTACAAAGTAGCTAATAAAGATAACTTTATTAAATTGGAGTAATTTATGGAAGAAAAGTTAACACCATATGAATGGTTACGTGTAATCTTTTATCTAGTTGTAACAGTTGGTGGATTTTTTGCTTCTATGTGGATTTTGTCTGTAATGCTTAGTCCAGATCCATATCAAAAAGCTAAAGAAAACTATAAAGTCGAAAATATTATGTCGACAAAACCTGTTATTAAACATGATATAACAGTTGAAACAAATGTATTTGTTTCTGATGGTGTTACTAGAAGAACAATGAAATCAAAAATTGTCGCTGATACAATTACACATAATATGATACGAACAATTAATAGTAATATGTTAAATGCAACATATCATATGGTTGATACTAGACAAAAGGAAGTTGATTCTGATTCTAAATATTGGAGTAGAAACGTAATACCAGTTAATAGGGAGAAATAATGGAAGAAATACTTAAAAAATATTTAGTTGTCATTGCATTTCTTGGTGGACTGTCAGTATTTTATTTTGTTGGCGATATTTGGCATAAACCGGCATTTCAAAAAGAAGTTGTAGAAGACCGTAAGTTTTCTATGCCTGTAACTATTGAAATGTATACAGTAATTAACGATGGTGTTACAAGACGAATTGTTGCATCTAAGGTTGTAACTGATTCTATTACTCATAAAGATACAGAAATAGTTAATCGTGCAATTAAAGAAGCAACACATAAGATGATTGCTATTCGTCAAAATGAAATTGACCATAATGAAAAATATTGGCGTTCTGCAAAATTTGTTGATATTGGAAAAGAAGCAGCAGATTTTACAAAGTTAAATATTTCTTTTTCAGAGGATGAAAATTAATGGATAATCAAGAACATCATCCACATCTTGTTAAAGTTGGTTGTGAATATAGTAACGACTATTATGAAAGAGAAATAGTTTTTACTAAAAATGATTTTCAAGTTGGTTGTATTTGCTTTCTTTTATTAATGGTTTTGTTTTTGTGTGGATTATTAGTAATGGTAGCAGGTAATAATACAAATAAATTTGAAAAATATCAGATTGATAATGAAAAAATAGAAGCACATAAAAAATTTGTTGAAGATAGTATTGCTCGTTATCAAGTATTACATGATAGTATATTTGAAGCGACAAGAATTCAAGACAGTATAAATGCAGAACTAATAAATCAACAAAAAATTAAAGTTGATTATATTGCATTTATTGACGATGGTGTTACTTCTCGACAAGTTGTAGTTAATACACTTGCTGATTCAATAACACCTAACGATATAACAATTTTAGGAAATTCATTTGCAAAAATGACATATAGTGCTGTTAAAGACAGACAAAACGAAATCGACAACAATAAGGAATATTACACAAAGCGGGTTAAATATGAAGAAAATTAATGATTATGCTAAGAGTCTTTCAGACGGTTATCCAGTAGTGGATGATACTCCTAGTTATCCAGTAATTGATGAAAAAATTAATCAACCAATATTAGATAAAACGGAGACACATACTCCACATATTGAAACAGAAACTCCTCATTATGGAAAACCAAATATTGGATATAAATTTCTTGTAAAATATGGTAAGCTTATGCAAATTAATACACTTGTCACAATCATCGTATTTTCTTTCATAATGGCAATTACATTGTTAATGACTGATATTGAAACTAAGAAAGCACCAATTCCGGTAAATGTTACAACTACAGTTGTTCAACATGATGTAAATAAGGCAATTAATAAACAAAAAGAAGAAAAGAATTATTCAGAATTTAAGCATCATCTTGATTCTTTGTATGAAGCGAGACGTTTTGCTACATTAGAAAAAGAACAAGCTGAAAATGAACGTCATAAGCAGTATATTCGTGATAGTATTATGCAATATCTTCATACTAGAGATTCTATTAGGTTAGAATTGTTGCGCGAAGATAGTATCAAGATTGAACTTGAACGTCAAAAGAAAGTCAAAATTGATTATATCGCAGTTATTGATGATGGTATCACAAAAAGAACTGTAAAAGTTAATTCTATTGGCGATTCTTTAACTGCGGAAAATACAGAAGTTTTAGGTAAATCTTTCTTTACGGCAACATATCAAGCAGTTGTTGATAGACAAAAAGAAATTAACAAAAATAAGAATTATTATAAGTTTCTTAGGTTAAATCCTGAAGATTTCAGAGAATTTGAAAAAATAAAGATGAAATATCAGCAACTATAAATAATACATGGTAGCTGAGGTAAAAAATACAGATGCATATCCATGGTTATGTGGAACGCTTAAAGGTTTGACAAATCCAGTAAGCGATGGAAATAATATAGTTTGTACTAACGAAACTGATACAGCAGATAGCATTGTTACTGATGCATATGACACATTTGGTCTTAAATGTGTCTATTATCGTGTAACTGAAGATTTGCTTAGAGACAAATTATATGGTGAAGACCAGTTAAGAATGATTCAAAGAAGCTGGTATTTCAATGGATATGTCGAACAGTTACCTCCTAATGTAAGAAGCTATCAATTACAGGGAATTTGGGGCGAAGATGTTGTAACGATGTTTGCAAGCATTGACGCATTCAATTATTATTCAACTTATGGCGGTGTTGATAAGAATACTCCAGAAGTATATGAAGAACAACCGCCTTCTATAGGTGATATAATTTATATCCCTGCAAATGATTATTTTTATAGAATTGTAGACGTAAAATATTATGAACAGGCATTCGGTTTAAAACCGCATACTTATACTTTTACATTAAAAGTTTACAAAGACAATAAGTATACAATTTCTGCGGATTCTCCGACATTATCAGATCCGAATGACCCAATTTATAAAGTTGCACCAGATTCATTACCAAGTCAATACGAAATTAAAGATATTTTGACTACTAATGATATGGTTAACAACAGTGCAAAGGCAAATCCAGATCCATATAATAACATAAATGTCATGTATGATCCTTCCAAGGAAACTGGCATATATGTTGATGAACTATAGTGGGTATTTACAAAAACCCACTATTTTACTATATTTAAAACAAGAAAACCATTAATTGTAAGGAGTAAAAAATGGTCATTATTCTTGTTAAAGCACTTTGTATTACTGTAGTTTCTCTTTTACTTTCGTATTTTGGAATTAAATTCATTTCAAAACATATGAAGAACTTTCTTATTATTCTAGGAAGTCTGACATTTTGTGCATGTATTGGTTTAGACATTTATTTCGGTAAATTCTATGAAAAGAATGAAGTCGCAATAAAAGTGTCTGAAGAAATTAAACGTGAAATTGCTACAATTTCTAATGAGTTTGATATTCATGACCATGTTATGAAAAACAGTCAAAGAAAAGATGGCGTAAATCCAACTTGGGTTTCTAGTCTTGATACTGCATTGTATGAAATTATCGGTGTTTATCGTAAGATTCTAAATAATCCTAGTTATATGCCTTTGATTACTAGTGCAAATGATTATAATGGTCATTCTAAGAATTCTGCACATTATCGAGGTGAAGCAGTTGATATTCGTATTAAAGACTTAAATAAGACAGATAAGAAAAATATTATCGATGCACTTAAGACTACATTAGGTAAAGGTTTTTCTATCTTGTATGAAGACGAAGGAAAACCAAACGAACATCTCCATGTCCAACTTAAAAAGGGATAAATATGAAAAGCAAGAATACATATGAAAAATGTGAATGTGGTAAAATCTGTTATAAGAAAAAGATTGATGCACAGTTCGCATTATATAAATGTGAAGCTGCTAGCCGTATAAAAAATGATCATGATAGACATGAACAAAGAATTTATTTTTGTCCATTATGTCAAACGTTTCATTTAACTAGTAAACCTAAATTACCTACTTGGCGAGAATATAAAGGAAAACAAAAATGATAAAAGAATTACAACTGCATCTTTTACGTGCTTATCTTGGCAAGGGAAAAGGTGAAGAGTTGTGTTGTATGTTATTGCTGTCAATAATATGCGGGATATGTAGTATAATTGCCAATATTGTAATATATGATGCTATATATTGTGTTGGTATTATTAAATTTTTAAACGTTTGCTGGACAGTTTTGATATTCATTAGTATATGTACAGGCTTAGCTTTACTTACAACTGAATGTGATATTATTTCTATAGCAAAGCATAGTAGTTTAGATCTAAAGTATAATAATCTTAGTATTAAGGATAGAAAAACTTTATTGCTATTTTCATTTTATGCTTATACTACATTATGTTGTACTGGCGGAATATTTATTTATATTCCATGTATTATTATATACAAAATTTTTAATTTAATTGCTATTACACTTCTAAATAAGATTATTGATCAATGTATTAAGGATGAACCAGAAAAAGCGGTTACTAATAATAAACCAATGATTCAAAAATACGATGATTTACTTGATAAAAAATAATTTTATTTTAGGGGTTTACAAGAACAAAACAAATTACTATATTTAACAACGTTAAAAACAAAAACAACTTTTAGGAAAAAAATTTTATATATATTATAAAGGATTGAACAAATGAAGTCTCTTAGTTTACAGTGTCAGTTACTCAGCAACAGCTTGCTCAGCTGGTGCTTGCTTAGTAATACTCCTGTAGGGACTAAATAAGTTTAATCTGTAATAGATAGAATTTAAAGGTTCCTACGAAAGTTAGGGACCTTAATTTTTTATATAGCTCTATGTGGTAATTGGTAACCGACGTGACTCCAAATCTCGGGTTCTCTGTTCGAATCGGAGTAGGGCTGTAAACGGTCTGTGATTGGAATTGGTATACAGCATCGGCTTAAACCCGGTGGCCGAGATAAAAACGGATTGGGGGTTCGAGTCCCTTCAGATCGATATAACGGTATGTGATGGAATGTATACATGCGGGCTTGAGAGGTCCGTGCCTGAGAGGGATTGGGAGTGCGAGTCTCCCCGTACCGATAAAAATATAAACGTCAGATGGAGTAATCTGGTAGCCTCGCGAGAATGAGAGTCTCGTGTCCGAAAGGACGTGTGGGTTCGAGTCCCACTTTGACGATATTGCCGGTTGGTGTAATGGTAGCACAAGTGCCTCTGAAGCATTTAGTATTCGTTCGAAACGAGTACCGGCAACTAAATTCAAGCTGTCTTGTAACCGAGTGGTCGAAGGTAGCGGTCTGCAAAACCGCTGTGGAGAAATCCCCGTCGCAGGTTCGAATCCTGCAGATAGCTCTAAATCTGGAGTTGTGCACGAGTGGCTTATGTGGGCACCCTGCTAAGGTGCTGGGCGCGAATAGCGTCCCGAAGGTTCGAATCCTTCCAACTCCGCTAAATAACGATCTGTGATTGGAATTGGTATACAGCGTCGGCTCAAACCCGGCGGCCGAGATAAAAACGGATTGAGGGTTCGAGTCCCCCCAGATCGATAATATATCCCTGTGTGGCGAAAATGGTTAATACGCGTCAGACTTAGAATCTGGTGGATTAAATTCCGTGGGGGTTCGAGTCCCCCCTAAGGGACTATAACGATGGTTCGCCATCGTTTTTTATTTTTACGGAACTGGTAGACTCATCCATTATATATAATGTATGGGTTCGAATATAAAACTAAATAAATGGAAATGTAGACATTGTAATAATGTGTTTGAAACAAAAATGTCATTATATGAACATATGCATATAATGCATCCTGAAAATTGTTTTAAAACAAAACATAAAGAATGGATTTGCCAATATTGCAATCAAATATTTTATTCACGCCGAAAATTATATAAGCATTATAAAGATTGTGAAGAAAAAGCTAAATTACCACATGATTCATTAGGTAAAATTATAAATTACGAAAGTAAGCGAAAAGCGACAGAAACATTAAGACAAAAAATAAAAAACGGAGAAATAAAATATAAAGGACATTCTTGTTCTGCTGATACTAGAGCAAAATTAGCAGAAAATATGCAAAAACGCAGAAAAATTCAAAATTTTCAATGTAATTATAATGAATGTGCTTGCAAATTTATTGATGAATTAAATATAAAAAATAATTGGCATTTACAGCATGCTATGAATGGCGGTGAGATTCATGTTGGTCCATATAGTTTAGATGGTTATGATAAAAATTTAAATATCGCATTTGAATATGATGAAAATAAGCATAAACATACAAGCATAAAAGGGCAAGCACGTGATAAATATAGACAACTTTACATAATAGAAAAACTTAATTGTGAATTTTGGAGATATTCAGAAAAAGAAAATTTATTATATAAAATTAATAAAGAAAAAACTATTGAAGATATTAAACAGTTTGAAATTAATTATCCAAATATAACAATTAAAATACAAGAAAAATTACAAAAAATAAAAATTAAAAACGAAAAGAAACCAAAAAGTAAAAAAGAATCAATATATCCAAAAGATAAATCTGGTAAAGGCAATCCAAATATTATATCAGAAGAAATTTGGATAGAACGTAAAAATCTTATTTTGAATTGCGGTATTGATTTAATGAAATTTGGATGGGTTGGCAAAGTTAAAAAACTAACTGGATTAACCCAACGTGAACTTGAAAATACATTGGAACATTTTAATACTGAATTCGAAGGTAAATATTTTAGAAGACATTAGTATTAAAGGGGTTGACAAACGTCAATCCTTTTTCTATATTGTAAAATGACGATAGCTTAGTAGAGGGTGCTGAAATTCGGTTCGAGTCCGATTGAGTCATGGAATGATAGCCGTTCGACCCGGCGTTGGCGTGGATTGCCTGGCAGTATCGTTATAACATTTAACCAATTATGCTTATGGAATTTAGAGTAATTAAAGCAGATTATAAATCAAGATATCATAATTCTTTTTGCTATAATTATGGTATTAAAAATATTCAATATTATATTATTCAATATAAAAAAGACCCATTGTTTTTTGGTCTTATTAAACATGATTGGGAAACTGCAGTATATAATGCACAAGCATTAGCATCAAGCAAATATAATAAAATTAAGGTTGGTAAAAATGCAGGTACTTATGTTTATCCAGAACTTGATATTTTAGCACCTGGTTATGATGTTGCTATGGAAGTGCTTAGACTTGTTAAGGAAAAGCTTGGAGTTGATACTGGTCCTAGAGATGGTATTGTTGTATATGAAGAAATCCATAAAGATAAGAAACCATCAATTAGTAGCAAAGAATTAGCACATAGTTATGATGAATTAATTGAAAAATAGGGGTTTACAAAATAGAAATAATTTACTATATTGTAATACATGAAAATTAAAGTAATAAATGAATCATCAAAAGGATTACCTCAAGAATTACTTTCTGCAATTTCTAGTTTCAAAGATTTTGATACAATCAATGATATTGCAGAAGAATGGAATTTAAAGGTTAAGTCTATTGATTTCATTTATACTGAAGATGAAAAGTTAACAGAACAAAAAATTATTATTGGTAACGATTTTTAGCGAAAAACAAAAAATAATTTTTATATATAATATAAAATAAGGAATAACAATGCAAAACTTACATTATACATCATTTGTAATCTCATCGAACTCAATGTTCGGTTATTCCTATTATATGATGGGGTATAGCGGCAAGTAAAGTTTATTATCAAACTTAAGCTTTATTTGTCGCAGGAAACTGCGACATTTTTTATTTTATAAAGCTATTTACAAACGATAATAAATTTACTATATTACTCCGCACAATAGATTCCTTGGTCCCTTGAGACAAATGTTGTATAGGATTGACTAAGGAAACACCTGGTGAAAGTCCGGGAAAATTTTGGCAGTTTCGGATAGCGGCAATTCCTGGAGGCTGTAACCCTCCCGTCCTAACGGGCTTCCGTAGGTTCGAGTCCTACAGCTGTCACTAAACATTTTGGGTAAGCGCCGAAGTTGGAGAGTCGGATGTGACTGTAAATCACACGCCTTACGGCTGAGTAGGTTCGAATCCTACCTTACCCACTAAAATCGCTTCTGGCACTGTGCGAAAAGAGGAATCTAAAACAGTGGTCGTGTTTAAGAATGCAACAAAGGTGGAAGTCCACTGAAGTTTTGCGGTATCTTCGAGTAAAAACCGTTGATGAGTTTATCGCGGGATGATGCAGTGGCTAGCAGAAGAGGCTCATAATCTCTTAGTCGTCGGTTCGAGTCCGACTCCCGCTACGAAATTTAGTTAGAGGTGTTGCAGAGGGTTCGAGTCCCTACAATGGTCCTGCACAAACTCTAGCAAGGCATGAATGAAGTAACGATCGGTATGGATTTCTTGCCGGTACTTTTAAAAAATAGCATAAGAAGTTCCTATACGCCCAGTGGGCATCCGACTTGAAATCAGACTAATTTACTTCTCGCTATTATTTTTCCGGTGTAGCTCAGTTGGCCAGAGCGACAGAATCATAATCTGTGCGTCGTAGGTTCGAATCCTACCATCGGGACTAAGGGAAACTATAGGAGGCAGAACGGACTGACGGCTCCTATATACGGTGCGCAACGTCGAAGATAAGGTCTAGGGTTTGTAAGTTTCAGTATAGGAGAAACTTATACAGCACGGTTCACTGGTCACTATGAACCATTTTTCGAGGATTCGCCCAATTGGTGGGGCACCTGACTAGAAATCAGACGTGGGAAACTGCATGGGAGTTCGAACCTCTCATCCTCGGCTAAAAATTTTTTATGGCGGTGTGGCCGAGTGGATTATGGCGGTTGCCTTGAAAGCATCAGTGGGTTAACAGCCCACCGTGGGTTCGAATCCTACCACCGCCTTGAAAAAAGCCTGTGATTTTATCACAGGTTTTTCTATTTACAAAACAAAAATATTTTACTATATTATAAATTATGATAGATGATGTTTTAATTGGTTCTTTAATCTTTTTAGTTTTGCTGTTATTTGGAACAGCAGGATATGTTTATTTTTATGATTTGGCTTGGGACAGATCAATCGTAAGAGTAGGTAAAATTAAAATTAAACATGAACATGGTTTTTATGTAGTTTATGTTTATAATTATTTTTGGGAAAATGGTGGAGCAACTACTGGTTTTCATTATGAACGTATAGGTGAATGCTATACAAAGGAACATGCCAAAATAATGGCTGATAGTGCATCAAAAACAATTAAAGATTATTTTGTAGATTGGAGTTCAAAACATAGGGTGGTTTAATTATGATTGATATATGGGACAGTAGGTTCCAGCCTATTGAAAAGTAACTCTGCTTTTCTAACCATATATTATAAATATTAAAATGGTCACTGGAATGACCATTAAAAAATAAAGTTAAAAATAAGGAGAATATATGTCATTAACATATAAATTAAATCGCACATGTCCAGTTTGTGGAAAAATGATTAATGATAAAAATAAATCTGGATATTGTAATAAGCATAGAGATAGGACAGGCGCAAATAATTCGTTTTATGGAAAGCGTCATTCTAAAGAAACAGTTGATAAAATAAAGAAAACCTGTGCTATTAGATCGCATGAATTATGGCAGAATGAAGAATATAGAACTCATGTGATTGATGGTGCTACTGGTTTAAAACGTTCCGAAGAATTTAAAGAAACTCAAAGACAACGTGCTTTAAAACAATTTGAAAATAATGAACAACGTGAAATACGTTCAAAAATGATGAAACAATCTTGGGAAGATGGACTGATTCTTAAAAATGAACATTATTCTCCAAATTTTTCAAAAGAGCAGGTAAAATTCGGTGAAGAACTTAAAAAGATATTAGGCGAAGCAAGCAATGATTTAGAGTGTAATGCGACTATAAAATATGATGATAAGTGGATATTTCCGGATTTTAAATTCAAAAATTTTATTATAGAATATAATGGAAATTTTTGGCATGCAGACCCAAACAAATTTAAAGCTGATGATATTGTTCATCATAATATAACAGCAAAAGAAATTTGGGAAAGAGATGATTTTAGACGTTCTATCTTTGAGAAACAAGGATATATTGTTATAGAAGTTTGGGCAGATGACTATAAAGAAAACAAAGAAAAAATTTTAAATGAAATTGTGAGACAAATCTTATGATGCAAATACAAGGTAAATACGGTATTGCTGAAGTTTTTACAGATAATGTGTGTACAGAAGCATATACACAAATTCTTAATATCATGAATCAGTGCTGGGCAAGAAATGCTGATATTAAATTTATGCCAGATGTTTCACCTGGACGTGATGCTTTGGTTGGTACTACTATGAAGGTTACTGACAAAGCCGTTCCAAATTTAATAGGTCCTGATATTGGATGTGGTATATTAGTAGCCAAGCTTAAAGATAAGTTTATTGAATTTGGCAAGCTTGATAAGGTTATTAAAGAAAAGATACCGTCAGGAAAAAGTTATAATGATAAAAAACATCGTTATGCTAAAGAATTTGACGAAGATTTTGAAAAACTTATCGCTAATGTTAAGCGTGAAGAACTTCTGAGTATTTGTAGCCTTGGGTCGGGCAATCATTTCATTGAAGTTGATAAGGATGAAAATGGTGCATTCTATATCGTTATTCATTCTGGTTCTCGCCATTTAGGTGTTGCTACTTGTGAATACTGGCAAAATATTGCAATTAAGGATTGTGCTGATTTGACAGCAATTCGTGGTGCTGAAATTTCTAAGTATAAGAACCAAGGTAAAACAGATGCAGAAATCAAGGAATTGATGAAAGATTATGACCATTTTTCTGTTCCTAAGAATTTGTCTTACTTGACAGGTGAACACATGCAAGGTTATTTGCATGATATGGAAATTGTCCAACAGTTTGCGGTTATGAATCGTGCTGCAATGCTTGATGTAATCGTCAAGGAAATGGGTTTTAAAGTTTTGGAAAAGTTTGAAACTATCCATAACTATATTGACCTTAAGAATATGATTCTCCGTAAAGGTTCTATTTCTGCACAAGCTGGAGAACGTGTAATTATTCCTATGAATATGAGAGATGGTTCTTTGATTTGTGTAGGTAAAGGAAATCCTGATTGGAATTTCAGTGCACCTCATGGAGCAGGTCGTTTAATGACCAGAAGCGATGCTAAGAACTCAATTTCTATGCAGGCATATAAAGATGCTATGAAAGGAATTTACACGTCCTGCGTCAGTTCTGCAACGATTGATGAGTCACCTATGGCATATAAGCCTATGGATGAAATTATAACTAATATTGAACCTACTTGTTCTATTGAAAAGATTATCAAACCTGTTTATAATTTCAAGGCAGCATTTTAATTATGTGTTATGATTGTTGTTTCAATGCTTATAATCCATTTAAAACACTTGTTCGCACTCAAAGCGAAGAAGACAGATATGTTAGAGAAATGCATTAAAACGTGAATTTAATCTCATGAGATCCACTTACGGATAATTACAAATTTTAATTTCCAAAAATTATATATACTTTATAACATTGAACAAGACGCATGGCTTTTAGACCATGCGTATATTTATTTTTTATAAGTGAGGTATATATGATTAGACCAGTAGTACAAATTGTCAGATTTTATATAATTAACCAGGGCATCACTGGTAGAAGTATTGAAAGTTTAATGGATAATCCTAATTATAATCCATTACTGAAACATTGTGTTGAAACTGTCAAGCATCACCCGGATTGGGCTATTGAACAGTGTAGAAATTATAGAGATCAAATTGATAAAAGAAAGTTCAAATTTGAATCTGGTTCCTGGGCAATGGATATTCGAGACGAAGATTTGCCAAAAGGAACAATTTTAGAACCATTTACCTTAAAACAAGCGTTTTTGGATATTATTAACTGGATTGATAAAAACAGAGCAATATTTACCCAGCGAATTGAAAGAGAAGAAAAATTCAGAAATGAATAAATAGAAACCAGCATTTTGAATGCTGGTTTTTTATTATAAATAATATAAAAATAAAATCTCTTTAAAGGAAATATAATGAAAGACACATTTAAGGCATATTTAGCCCAACAGAAAGCTGATAACAAGTATATGACAGCTCCTTCTAAGGAATTGCTTGGCGAAGGTATTTTTGCTAATAAAAAATATGATTGTTATGCTGTAACGTTGGATTTCAGTAGTGAATATATGACTAAAGCATTATCTAATGTTTTAATCAATGAATATAAAAGTGCATCTGGCGCTGCAGGTTCTAGCGGAACAGATCCAGTTAAGACTCTTATTGGATTAAAACCAGAAGAATTTAATAACAAATTGAAAGAAAAAGTTATTGAAATTCTTGATGAAGTAGCTAAGGCTTCTAAAAATCTTAGAACATTTTTCGGTTTAGGTAAAGAAAGTTCTGCCCTTGCTTATATTCAGACAGAAGGTAATGATGATGGTGAATCCACTATTCTTAAATATATTTTCTTTAAAGCTTCTCCAAGACATCCAAAAGCTTATGCTGAAAGATTTAAAGATGAAATTGGACGTAATTCTAAGATTTCCATTCTTAAAAATGGCATAGATATTGTTTCTGAAACTTATTATAAGGAAGATATTACAAAGAAGAGAAAAGAAAAGGAATTTGAAAAGTTCTTCAAACCAGAAGCTAATAAGGCTGAACTTCTTAATGATAATTTCACGACATCAATCGTTAACAATTTACAAGATAATGTTAAAAAATACTTAACAGAACTTAATGAAAAGAATGAAAAAGGTAATTTAATTTCTGTTTATTCTGTTCCATTTAAAGTTGATGATAAGTTAATTAATGAAACTGCAAGAAATACAAATAATCTTGATGATTTCTATACAGAACTTGCAAAGAAAATTAATGACGCTCTTGTTGCATCATTAAAACAAGTTTCTAAGATTGATGATTACATCGGTTTTATTCCAACAAAGTCTTATGGTTTCAATCTTTACTTTAAGGATAAAGACACGGCTTCTGAATTTGCAGAAAAGATAAACCAAGAAGGCGAAGCTAAAGTAAATGAAAGAAAACGTTATGAAAACAAGATGTCTAAACTTTATCAGTTGCTTGGTGCAAATTCTGATTTAAGTAGCTTATCACATCCAGAAAGCAGTGCCGATGAATTCCTTAGAGGAACATTATTTGCAAGAACTCATATTGCAGATCTCATTAAGGAAAAGTTCCCAAGCGCTGAAGACCAGCTTGTAATTTATCAATATATTGTTAAGTATGATGAAGATGAATTAATGAAATTCTTACATCACTTTAATATTGATGTTGAAAATCATGAAATTCGTGCAGCAGTTAAGGATAAATTACAACTTGTTCTTGATAATATTCAGAAAGTCTATTCTGATGAACTTGTTTCTATGACTTCTGAAGGAACTAATATTGTATTCTTCTTCAGAAAAGACGCAAAGATTGACGGCGTTAGAACAAGAATTGCTGAAGCTATGTCTTGTGAAATGAATAGAATTAAGGTTATTAAGACTGCATTAACAAAGAAGGAAGTTGATGCATTTAAGTCTAAACTTTCTGACCTTGAAGACCTTGAATCTTTCTATAAAGCAGTTGAAAAACTCAATGGCGAAACGGTTAAACTTATTAAGGGCGATATTACATTAGACGAATCTGCAATTAAAGAAACTGTTACAGATAGTTATCAGGATCAAGTTCTTGATTTACTTATCGGTATTACAAAGAGTGCAAAAGAAGTTGAAGGTTTTGTCGGTATTATCGTTGCTAAATCCAAAGGCGTTATTGAAGTTTATTTCAAAGATCAAGAATCTTATACACTTGGTAGAAAGAATATTTTACAGGAAAAGGGTAAATTTATTAAATCTATGCCAGAACAAGGTTCTTCTGTAGAAATTGCTAGAGTTGATGCTAAGAAGATGACTAATATTATTCAACCAGATAATATCAAAGACTACTTCGAAAATATACTCAATCAAAAGAATCAAGAAGCTGCAGAAGAAGCTGATAAAAAAGCTAGAGAATTTACATATAGTACAGTTATTCCATTTAGTGTAGAAAAATTTATTGAAAAACACAAAAATGATAAGCTTGAACGATTAATTGATGCTTATGGCATAGAAGTACCAGAACCAGAACAAGTTCGTACTGAATCCGTTGCATTTAAAACATTGTTTAAAAATTCTTTATTAAAATCTATTAATATGCTTAATGAAGCAGAAAAAATTAATCCAAAAGAATCTACAACTAAACGTGTTATTTTAACATTACAAATGTTAAAAAATGATAAAGATAAAACACTTGAAAAATATTTAGTTGAAAACGATCAAGGAAAAAGCATTTTTGATGATTTAATTAAATATAAATGGATGTATGTAGTTGATGATGCTATTAAGACAGCGATTACTTCAAATAATTTTGTAGATTCTAAAGTTATTGCAGAAAATTATAAATCTGAAATAAGAAATGATGAACAATTCATTATTTATTCAACTGGAAAAGCTCAAGAATCTTTAGGAAAAATACTTAGAAGTAATTATTCAAAAATATTTAGTAATATTTTTATAAAAGATAGTACTGCAGTGGATTTACAACATATTGAATTAAAACAATCTAAAAACTTTGAATAAAAATTAAAAACCAGGTTAAAAGCCTGGTTTTTTAATATAAATAAAAATATGGCAGGAATAACAACACAAATTAATGATTTTACCAATAACAAGTTTATAGTTCGTTTTTCAAATCTTGTTAATATGACGAACTTTGACCTTGATACTCATATTTTAGATAACTATGTAAAGAATGTAAGTGTTCCGGATTTTTCTATTCCAATGCTCGACACAAGATATAATCATGAACGTCAATTACATCCGAATCCGATTGGTGCAAGAGATTTGCAGACAATGAATATCGAGTTTATGCTTGATGAAAATATGCAAAACTATTATTTGTTCTATTGCTGGATTTATTGGATGCGTTTTGGCGAACCTGTTGGAAAAACTAATGCAAAAGGACAAGAACTTTTACGTATGGACTGTATTGATGCAATCGAATTAATTTCTTTAAATAATAATAACAAGATTATTTCAAAGATGAAATTCAAACATGCTATTCCAAATAATTTGGCACAGCTTTCATTGCAATATGGTTCTGCTGACAATGTTACTTATGTTGTTACATTTGAATATGAACAAATTGAGTTACAATTAGAAAATAAAGAAGATTTAACTGAAACTATTGATAGAACTATTCAGTAAAAATCAGATTTAATTATTTACGGGCTTTAAACAGCCCGTTTTTTATTATTTTATAAATATTATAAGTGTTAAGAGACGAATTACATATAGATATAGATGATAATGAATGTGAATTAACCAATAATATAGTAAATGGTTATTTTTATATTATGCATTATCATGCATCAACCGAACAAGCCAATAAAGAAGGTTTTGACCGTGCACCAATAATTTATTGTTTCGCACCTGATCAAAATAATATAAATTGTTTTTGGGGCGTCAATTTTCATTATTTTGATAAATCCAAGCAAGTGTATATTTTAAATCGTATGATAAAATATTATAATATAACTGATGGAATGAACAAAAGAGTATTAATCGATACTAAAGGACTATATAATATCTATTCTAATATAGTTGAAGGAGTTAGATGTTATAATAGAAAAAATGTATTAGGAGCATATAGAATTAAAAATCTATATATTCCTAAATATATTGAAATTCCATCTAAATTTGTCATCACTACAGATAATAAAGAATATACAGATTTTGCACTTGCACCTGGAAATAAAGGTTTTTAATGGATTATCAAAAGATATATTGGAAAATAATTTATAGAGCACAGACACGAGATAACAATTTATTATTAGAAGTAGAAAAGCACCATATTATTCCACGAAGCGAAGGTGGTTCGTCTAAAAAAACAAATCTTGTCGAATTAACTATAAAAGAACATTTTATAGTCCATATGCTATTAATTAAAATGGGAAAATGTCTTAAATATTGTTATAGACATCTTAAATCCAGTAAAGACTATATTAAAGAAAAAAGAAAGGAACGCAAGAAGAAAGGTCTTTACTATGAAGGAAAAGAACTAGAATATGATGATTATAAATAATGTATGAGATTATTACAGGAAGTTTCTAGTTCAGTTATCAAAAATACTTATAAAGTATTTACAAAATTATTATTTAATAATGATGCCAGTAAAGGCGAAGCGGTTATGACCAAAGATGGTAAACCAATTAAAACCATGTCTGGTCAAGAACAAACAGTCAATCAGTTTTGTGAACGTATGCTTGTAGAAGCATTATTTAGAACTGGAACTACAGAAAATGTAGATAGACGTTTTGAACCTGGCGCTGCAAGAATAGCAATTACAGAATGTGGTTGGAATCCATTAATAGATAATAATGAAAATCTAGATCCTGTTAAATTAGGTAGATTTAAAATCATTCTTGAATACATAACAAGAAATTTCAATAATCGTGAAAAAATAACTAATGATCTCAATGGTGAAACTTATCAATCATTGTATGATACACTTGCACCAAGAATTAAAGAAGAATCTGAAAAAGAAGATGCTGAATTACGTAATTTACAAAACATCAAAAGCGACCATGAATATAAAATAATTCGTATCGATAGTTTTAGAGAATCAAGACTTTATTATAATTACACTAATCCAAATTCACGTTGGTGTCTTACATATTCTATTACAAATTATAATGGATATACAGCAAATGGCAGAAATACTATGTATTTTTGTTTACGTGATGATATTGATACTGTAAAATATGAAATTGGACCAAATTGTCCTTTGGATGATTATGGTAAATCAATGCTTTGCATTATAGTTAATCCAGATGGTAATCTTTCGACATTTACTACCAGATGGAATCATACTGATGCAAATAATAAAACTGTTGCTGCAGACCATGGTGTTGGTAATAAAAAAACAATTAGCCAAATCGTAGGTGTAAATTTTAATGACGTATTTAAACCATATAATGGTCCTAAAAAGGAATTTAAAGTCGAACGTAAAAATGACTTTGAAATTGGAACATTAATGCATGACGATAGTCAATTTATTGATTCTGTTCATGATAATTTAATCCAATTATATAATGAATTACAGTCGCAATATGACGAAGACAATGATTCTTTTGATGATCCAGAGGATTTAACATGGCAAGATATGATGGATATACGTGACTGGGACATGAGTGCTATTTTTACGCCTGATGTCTTGGAAAATCTTAATGAAGAAAATACTAGTGCATTTGGTAATACTTTATTATTGGTTACAAATAGTGGTTATTATAAATTAGTATGTCCTGAACAGCCAGATAATGTATCGTCAGATTGGTGCGATGATATTATTGCTGTTTCTATAGGTGGTAGTGATAAACGATACGGAATATTTGCTATAAAAGAACATAATGTTGATTATTATAAATTAATTTCAGTTGATACTTATAATAATGGTTTACTTGATTTAGAAATTAACTTTGAAAATAAAATTTCAAAAATACATGGTGAATCAATATATGATACTACTGAGTATTTTGTTACTTTTTCTAATAATACTCATGGTCTTTTACATATTTCAAACAATTTTAGAAAAATAACGCTAGAAACAACTGAAATAGAATTGCCTGAAGCATTTATTAACAATTTAGAAAGAGTAGAAAAAATTGCTGGAAATGATGAAGATAAAAATTTGTTTTTTAAAGTAAGAAATCCAGAAACACAAAAATTTAATTTAATATATCAAAAACATAATTTTAAACTTGAACTTAAACCAGAAGATGAATTTGAATATACAGAAAATAGTAATGAAATTAGAAGAATAGTAAAATCTTCAGATTCAAAAGATGTTACTAAGTTAAATATGCCATTGATAGTTTCATTTGGTTCTTTAAGCGGTAAAAAAGCAGCAATAGATTTAAAAACATTTACTTATCTATTTAATAAAAAAGGTTGTATTGTAGAAACTGGAAATCAAGAGGTTTTTACATATATACCAGATGTTGAAACTAGTAGAGAACTTAAAGATATTCATCATGGTAATATTGAACTTTATACATTTGATTATCAAACTAAAAATTTAATTCATAAAACTATAAATGATGTATATTTTAATGAAAATGTAATAAGTAATATAGCTCGTTCAAAATATAATTTTAGATTTATTGGCGCTGCATATACTAATAAAGAACGAACAATGATTATTGTTTTTGATGTTAAAGGTAATATATTATATAAAAGTAAAGAACCAGAATTTAGTCTTGATGAAAAACATGATGTATATTTACATTGTGATTATAGTGAAGATATAGCTGTACTTGATGATAGACATCTTTATGGTAAAAAGCTAAAATTAATTAAAGCAGATGAAATAAATAAAATAACAAATGAATCATTTATTTTAAAATATGCGGCTTATTTACTAGGTTAATAAGAAAAACTAAATTATTTTTACAAAGTATTGCAATCTGCAATACTTTTCTATATTTAATGTAAAATTAAGGAAACATATAATGAAAGTATTAATATTTGACATTTCAAATCTTATGATGAGATGTCTGTTCGCACAGATACCAAGTCCAGCAGAAACGAAATTCAGAGAATTTAAAATGACTTTCTTATCATCGTTTATGAAAGTCATTAAAGACAATAATCCTGATAGAGTTATTGTTGTAGAAGATTCAGAAAGTTGGAGAAAAGAAATATATCCAGAATATAAAGCTAATAGAGCAGCAAAAAGAGAAGCATCAGTTGTTAACTTTGATGTTTTCTTTCCTGTTTTTGCTGATTTTCTTGAAACATTACAAAAATGCTTTGGTAATATTCAATTTATAAAATTACCCAGAACCGAGGCTGATGATATCATAGCAGTTATCGTAAAAAATAAACCAGAATGGGATATTATAAACGTTTCTGGTGATAAAGATTTTTATCAGTTATTTTCTTGCAAAAATTATAGACAATTTGATGGCGTAAAACACGAATTTATTGAATGTTTTAATCCTGAACAAGAATTGCTTGTAAAAATTATCCTTGGTGATAAAGGTGACAATATTCCAGGGCTTAAAAGAGGTGTTGGTCCGGTAAAAGCATTAAATAT